TAATGTACTAAAATGTCGCCTCGTTTAGTTTCGGGGTTTGCTTGCCAAAATTTTTCTTCTTCTATACGTTCTTCTTCGGCGATTAATCCTCCTATAAACCACGCTTGGGTGGGTTGGGGCATTGGTGGGAGTGTTTTATCGATATAGTTGGGGGCAAAGTCGTATAGGAATGCGCACAGCTCGTTGGGTGTTAGGTTATTTTCTACTCTGAATTTATAAAACACTTCGCAAAGCTCAATATAATACATACAGCGGGCGCGATAGTCGCTTTTTTTAGGCATTTTGGGCAACTCTATATAAAAAGTATCTGCTATTTTATTGAGGTCGAAAAAGCGGTATGTAAATAGGTATGGGAATGTATAATCGTAGGCTATGGCATAGAAATAAAAGGATATTACTATATGAAAGTTCAGAAAATACTTATAGTCTTTAGGGTCTATTATGTAACTTTTACTGTCATCATCGTTTAAGTAATAAATTCCACCGTCCAAATAACTTTCAAACTCTTTTCGGACTTCTGAGAAGTTTTTGAAATCATAGTTGGAACGCCTATCGTATGCAGAGTCTCCTATTTCTTGCATTATGCTTTCATAGGCTCTTTTTTCAATCCATTTGCTGCAATTGGGGTTATATTTTTTGATTACCTTTACATCGTTCCAAAAAACGTTGTCATATTCAAAGAAATCTATGGTTTTTTTGCCGTTTTCGGATTGTTTGTATAAATCCCATACGTATTTTGATAGTTTCATATTGTTTTAGCTTTGGGTTACATTCGTTCTTTATTGAAACTTCCTTTGACGGTAAAGAAGCATCGGATAATACTAAGGGGGTATTCACGGGGTTCGTATTTAGGGTTTTCACTTGCTAATATTACGTGATGTTCATCAGAGCCTTTTTGTACATATTTGATGTTTGTATCCCCATTATCAAATACAACCACGTAAGGGTGTCCAAATACTATATATGGAAATTCTACGGGCTTTATACCTATCATATCTCCTGATTTGTATTTTGGATACATACTATCACCATAAACGTTTATGAATATTACGTTGCTACCAAAATTGGGGATGAATATAGGAACACGTGTTTCTTCATTGTTGAATGTAGTGAGGTCAAATCCTGCGGAGGCATTGACTTCGGGGTAATAGTATCCTGTTATTCTTCCTTTGGGTATTCCGATAGCGTTTTCTTGGAAATATTCTCTTGCTTCTTCTACATACTGAGTAAGCGCATACCTTTGTCTATCGGTTAATTGAGCATCTCCCCATTGAAATTCTTTGAGTACCTTTTGAGGAATACCTGTTTTTTCGTGTATATCAGTAAGGGTAAGGTCGTAGTTTTTACGTTCTTCCCTTAGAAATAGTGCTAATTCATCTTCTTCGTCTTCTTCATCTTCGTCAGGGACTTCTTCTATAACTATTTTATTCTTACCAGTAAGTATTGCCCCCTCGTCAAAGCCATATAAATCGGCTAATTTTTCAGCCATAACTTTTCCTACTGTTTTTTTTCCTGCCATTAGTGCAGAAACGTAGGATTGAGATACTTTTAAATCATCAATTATTTCAGTTTGCTTTTTGCCAAGTTTGGAAAAAGCCTCTTTTAGATATAAATTTACATCACCATTTTGGTTATTATCGTTATTTTCCATACCTTTGCACTTTAAAAATTAAACATTTGTTGTTATGGGAATACTTATGCCATATTTAGTTATTGCGACAATAGTACTTTTTATTATTATTACAGTGCTTTTGTGTGACCATTTTAAAACAAGGACTGATTACAATGTCAAGCCTAACACTATCTACAATGTCAAATATAACACTGATAAAGATGTTACTATCAGCACCTCACCTAATTCTGAATTAGATAAAAAAATAAAAGAGCGCACTATAAATATAACAGCCGATGATATAAAACGTGATACGCAATTGATTATTGAAAAATTAAAAAAAATACAATGAAAATACTATTCAGCAATAATAGATGCTGTTATTATATGTTTTCCTATTTCTTCCAAAGCTTTATTATCAACTCCGTCCACTTGAGATACAGACTTAGTTCTATAAAAATCTTTTAATAGAGACTCTTGCATACTCTCTGTTATAGATAAACCTTGTGTTATTTTTATTATGTCGTTAATACCCATTGTCAATTGATTACAATCTGTTATATGTTGCTTTGTACCACATTGCAAAGCATAATACATAGCTTGTAAGGAATAATGTATATATTCAGGCAAATTTAAAGACTGACCATATATTCTTGCAAAGTAATAACTATAAGAGTAATCAGAGTCTTTTTGTTTTAAATCAAGAATTTTTAGTTTTTCATCTAACTTCTTTTGATCTTCCTCTATCTTTTTTTTGAAATCATTTTGTTCTGCTTTAATTTCCGCTTTAAATCTACTTGTGTCAATAACAGCCCAAATCTGAAAACCTACTAAAAAAGTAACAATTACCCCCATAACAGCGGTGGTAGCCCCAAAGCTATCCCACGTAAAAGGCTCTAATCTGTACCAAAATAACAGTAATGTAGCTATACTTATCAGCAGTGATAGCAATGGTAATATATTTTTCTTCAAAAAATCTTTCATTATAATGATTTATTAATCAGTTAATTACAGAAATATAACAAAATAATAACAAAAATAGTTATTTAAAAACTTGTTTTATAACTATATTGGTTATATCTTTGCAACGTGAAAATGAAACGTTACCTATTAACGTTGCAAAGATAATAAATAATATGAAATTAACAAGCACAGCAAGAAGTATTATTGTAAGTCGTATGGCTGACTTCTCAATAGAGGTGAATAAACAGCCTGTAACTATCAGCCATTGGCTGTATATGCGACCTTATATGTTCTTGAAATTAGAGAACTATATACCGCTTAAAAAGTTTATTCAAACTGATAATATAGATGATTTGTTTGAGTTTGAGAGCGAAAATGAAAAAGAAACACTACTTAATAAGTATAGAACGTTGATTTATGAAGACAAGACAAGTTATACCGCTTAACGTTACTGCCGAAGAGTTTTGCAACGCTCTGGGGCTACCTCGTAGAGCAGACTTAATGATGCAACTTAGAGACTTACAACTTGTGAAGTTCTTTAAGGTGGGTAATAAGCACTTATACCCTCGTACTTATATAGATAAAGTACAAAATATGTTATTAGAGGGTAAGATACAGATACGAACCGATAAAGGCGAATATTACGTAATTATGAAGTAAAAAAGCGGCACTATCCCAGCACCGCTTAATCTAAAAAAAATTAATGTTAAACATGTAATATTACAAATACGTAAATTACAATGGCAAAATTACAACAAATGAATGAAACTGCAAAACAAAGTAGCCAATTTTTTCTTCAAGACGGCTACGTAACGATGAATGGCAAACGCTATGATGAGTGTGTGCCATTTGAGCAAGAGGCGTTTAACGTGGCTTTGCAGCACTGCAAGGCTGATGAAACGGCTGATGATGAGCTATCGCCTGAATGGGCTGATATGCTGAAACGTGCTACTGCACCGCTAACGGCGTACTACAATCGCCCGCAAACTGAAATAGGTGATAGCTTATTTGAGTTGTTGCTGTCAAAACTTCCTGATATGGCTGAGGGCGACCCTGATGGGTGGGTGAGTTTGGCGGTTACTTATGGGGTATATACGCTACAATTATGGTATTGTTATGCTACTGATGTGGTAGAATATGAGTGTTTTTACGAAAGTGCAATTGATGATTACGATACGCATCATCTTACCCTTACGGCGCATCAGGTTGAGCGTTGTCATACTGTGATTACTGATGCTTACGATAAGCTGCGAAGTGAGTATGCTTATGAAGAGCGTTTGCACCGTGAAGACTTAAAACACTTAGAATATACGTATTACAGGCAGGTACTTTAACCTTAAATCTTACGACTATGAAAGAACAAGTAACAACCTTAGAATTGGGCAAGTGCTACCAAGTGAAATATGAGAGTATTATTTGGTATATAAAAATATATGAAAAGGATGTTATTTCGGATACGCTTACATTATTATGGGCTATAGAAGTAGGTAGAAATTCAATTAACACAAGGTGCTGTGTATTTTATGAGAACAAACCAGAGTACAAAGCACAAGAGATTAGCAATAGTGAATTTATGCACGAGTTTCGTACCAAGCGCAATGAGATTAACAAACTAATAAAGAAAATGTCTTAAATCCGCTCATTTATTAAGGTAGGCTTCGGCTAATTGAAGTAAGAATGTTAGGCAGTTAGCCGAATGTCCTACAAAAACAAAGATAAAGAGCCTCTACCAATCATAAGTGCCGTGCTACCCTTTTAAATCTGGACATATCTAAATAATAATAACGCACGGCACTTTATTTTAAGAAAATAACCTTAATACCTATATCAAAATGAAAGTAGAAACAAAGTACAATGCAAAGCAAACGGTCTATTTTATGCACGAAAATAAAATTAAGAGCGGTGAAATCGCAGTAATAAACATTGAAGTAGTCGCTAATGATAATAGCACTAATATCACTTACAAAATCTTTAATTATCAGAATGATACATTTGCTGAAAGTGAAATTTTCAGCAGCAAAAAAGAACTATTAGAGTACTTAGAAAATAACTAAAAACATTTATACAAATGAATGAACAATTAATTACACTGAAACAAGCCCCTATCATTATCTATGAGAGGATAAAAGCGGTAGGGCAACAAGTTGAGACTAAAATCGCTGAATTGAACCTCGACAACCAGTTGGTAACTGATGAGACTTTGAAGAGTGCGAAAAACACTCGCGCAACGCTTCGCAAAGAACTTGCGGTATTTGAAGAGCAACGTAAATTCATCAAAGAGCAGGTAAATGCGCCTTATGAAGCCTTTGAAAAGGCGTACAAAGAGCACATCAAAGTACATTACGATAAGGCTGATAGTACGCTGAAAGCGAAAATTGACGAGGTACAAAATCGCTTATTAGACGATAAGCGGGGGCGTATCAAAGGCTATTTTACTGAATTGTGTCTGTCGCAAGGTATTGACTTCCTCATCTTTGAGCGTTTGCCGCTGAATATCACACTTAGTGCCAGTGATAAGAGTCTTAAAGAGCAAGTAGCAGGCTTTGTAAGCGAGGTATCAAAGAGCCTCCAACTCATTGAGAGCCTTAATGAACCTGATGAGTTTAAGGCTGAAATACTAACCGACTACAAGCAAACGCTTGATGTTACAAGGGCGATACAGGGTGCTCAATACCGTAGGCAACAACGTGAGGCTGAATTGCAGCGTATCGAGGCGCAACGATTAGCAGCCGAGCAAGCAAGGGCAGCAGCAGCGGCGAGGGCACAAGCACAAGCTCCTTTGCAAGCACCAGCACAAGTAATCAATGAGGCGCAACCAGCACCTCCAGTGCAACCTGCAGCACCAATACAACCTGAACCAGTGCAAGAGGCTACACAAGCAGTACAAGAAGACGAAAATGAGATTGTACAATCCACATTCACAGTGATAGGCACAAGGGCGCAACTTAGAGCATTACGCGATTTCTTAGATAATAATAACATTCAATACCAATAATAAAATGGAAACACCAGTATTACAAAAACAATCATTAGCGAACTTTCTTAATAAGTCCGATAAATTCTTAGAGCAAAATTTAGGCGCAAAAAAGAGCGAATTTGTATCAAACTTATTAGCCCTATCAGATAGCAACAAAGAACTATCGCAATGCGAACCAGCCGACCTTATGAAGTGTGCGATGAACGCAACTGCACTGAATTTGCCGCTAAATAAGAACTTAGGGTATGCGTATGTGATACCTTATTTTGACCGACAAACTAATCGCACTATTCCTCAATTTCAAATGGGCTACAAGGGGTTTGTTCAGCTGGCTATTCGCAGTGGGCAGTACAAGACGATTAATACTTGCGAAATTCGTGAGGGTGAAATCAGGCGCAACAAGGTAACGGGGCATATCGACTTCTTAGGTGAAAATCCCAGTGGTGCAGTTATCGGTTACCTTGCTTACATTGAGTTACTCAACGGCTTTCAGCAGTCGCTTTTTATGAGCATTGAGCAACTACAAGCGCACGCTTATAAGTACTCTAAAACGTACGCAAAAACAAATAGGGGGCTTTGGAAAGACGAGTTTGACCTAATGGCAAAAAAGACGGTACTTAAACTATTGCTTAACCGATATGGGGTGCTTTCGGTAGAGATGCAAAATGCCATAGAGAAAGACCAAGCAGACGACAATGGGCAGTATATTGACAACCCTCAAGGGCGTACGGTGATAGATGCAGAGGTAGTAGAGCAAAATGAGCCTACTGAACCTGAAGTTGTACAACCTATATCGCAACCAGCAGCAGCGGCACCAGCCCCTCAGCAAGTAGATTTTAAACAAGTATAGACTATGAAAACGCATTACTTTACATTAGGACAATCGCACGTGTATCGCTTTAATGGACAAACATTAGACCACGATTGTGTGATTAAGATAACAGCCGAAAACCCCAGAGATGTAATGGTTGGGTATTTTGGCTTAGAGTGGGCTTTTGAATATGATGAATGCCCTGAAATGGTTTTCTTTCCACGTGGTGTATATAACCTAACAGAAAGCAAATGGGAGACATTATGAAACACCAGATTATACTTAGAAAGCACTATTCTAAAGACTTTATAATAGAAATAGAAGCTGTAACAGAAGACGAGGCTATAGATATATTTAAAAAAAATATAGAAGAGTATAAAGCAAAATCAAAAAAGCAAACAGTACTCTATGGTGAAACCTTATTTGTCAATGGAATAGCTGTAGTAGAATTTGAAAATGATACAAACACAAGTAATTAATTCAGGTAGCGAGGGTAACGCTGTGATATACGACAACGCAATAATGGTAGATTGCGGCGTTACGCTCAAATCCTTAAACGATGTAAAACGTTCTTTGAAAATTGTACTCCTCACACATCAGCACGGCGACCACCTGAAATTGCGAACCTTACAACGATTACAAGCCGAGCGACCTACCTTGCGCATTGCTTGTGCTGACTTCCTCTTGGAGCGGTTGGAGGGGCTAACGAATATTGATGTGCTGCAAGTGGGTAAATTGTACGATTATGGGGCGTTTAAAGTGTCGCCTGTGAAGCTGTATCACGATGTACCAAATGTAGGTTGGCGAATATTCCTCAATAATGGGCAAAAGATATTCCACGCTACCGATACAGCACATTTGGAGGGTATCAGTGCCAAAGGTTATGACTTGTACGCTATTGAGCATAATTACTGCGAGGAGTACATACAGCAGGCGATAGAAGAAGCGCACGCAAAGGGCGAATATACGCACGCTTACGGCAATATCAATACACACCTTAGCATACAGCAAGCAAGGGCGTTTATTGAGGCAAACAGAAAGGAAAGCAGTGAAGTATTAGAACTGCATAAAAGTAGAAGTTTTTATAAGTAAAATAATGGAAATACAAGGACGAATTAAAACAATATTCGCTACTGAAACAGTAGGACAAAACGGCTTTCAGAAGCGTGATTTAGTTATCACCACCGATGGGCAATATCCACAAGATATTATCATTCAATTTGCACAAGGCAATTGCGCTGTATTAGATAGGTTTCAAGTGGGGCAAATAGTTAAGATACACTTTAACCTGCAAGGGCGTGAATGGACAAGTCCGCAAGGCGAGGTTAAGTACTTCAATACGGTTGTAGGTTGGAAAATAGAACTCATTCAAACCACGAATGTAGCGCAACCTCAATACCAGCAGCCTATGCAATATCAGCAAGCCCCACAAGGGTACGTACAGCAGCCGCAATATGCGCAACCTTCCTACCCACCACAAGGGCAGCCGCAATATCAGCAGGCGCAAATGTTTAACAATTACGGACAAGCATCTTCGCAAGGGGACGGCATACCGTATTAAATAAAAGACTATGAGAAAGATTATAACAAAAACCATCGCATTTATTATCCTATTGTTGCTATTAGCATTTGGGGTAATGGCATTATTCAGAAGTGAATACCCTTATTTATGGTTTGTAGGGCTGATTGTAGCAATCCTTATACTGATTGTTTTCCCTTACAACAAGTTTTTTAGTAACTAATTTAATATTTATATCAAATGAAAAAGATGATTATTCTTTTCAGCGTTATAGCCTCCTTAGTGGGGTGTAACCGACCAGAACCTAACTATGAAGGGGTTCTAATGACAGAGTACGGACGAAATGGTATCAATTCGTTCAAAATCGTAACAGGTGCGCAAGGGATATTAGGTCCAGGTAGTGAGCTGTATCAGGTGCCAATGTGGGAGCAAGCGGGCGACCCTGATATTGTAGAAATCACGGCAAAAGATGCTGGGGTATTTACGGTAGACCCTTCCTACACTTATACGCCCATTCGTGGCAAAGGTGCTGAGATTGTGTTTAACTACAAAAACTACCGAATACAAGACCCTGAAACGTTCTTTGACAATGTAGAAGCTAATGTACTTAACAAGCGTGTTACAGATGCCTATCGTGAGGAGGCAAGGAATTACACTACCGACAGCCTTATGAACAATTTAGGTAAGTTTGAATTATCGGTACAAAGCAGATTGAAAGATGAGTTTAAAACAAAATTCTTTGACCTTACTACACTTACATCGGGGCTTAAACCACCTGCTTCAATGCTGAAAGCCGTAGAAGATAGGAATAAGGCTATACAAGAGGCTAACAGGGTAAAGAATGAGTTAGAGACCTCAAGAATGCTGTTAGAAAAGGCAAAGATAGATGCAGAAACGAACAAAGTACAATCGGTAGGGCTTACAAGGGGAATCCTAATGCAGCAGTATATTGAGATGCTGGGTAAGACCTCCAATAAGGTTATTATAACAGACGGTAGAACGCCCGTAATATTAGGTAATTAGTAACCACAAAAAGCAAGTATCAAAAGGGATAGTAGCAGGTTCGAGTCCTGCCTTGCTTTCAAAGACGATAACAATGAAAAAGATAACCATTCCGAGTAACGTAAAAAACGGCAAATTGGTGCAAAATCGCAATCTGATACAAAAGGCTATAACATCCTTTGAGGATACGAATATCAATATCACCATTGAGAGGCGAAGCAAGAAAAGAAGCGTACAGCAAAATGCTTTCTATTGGGGCGTTTGGATACCTATCATTCAGCAGTCTATGAATGACACTTGGGGCGAGTTTTACCCTCCTAATGAGGTGCACAATGTACTGAAAGCCTTGTGTAATTATGAGGAGCGTCCTAATCCTGCTACAGGTGAGATACAGCGAGTACCTATGAGCAGCACCAAGCTGACCACCTACGAATGGGAAAAGGAGTTTAAGCAGCAAGTAAGGCAGATGTGTATGGATAATTTCAATCTTGATTTGCCTGAACCTGATAATGAGGAATAACCAATTTTCACCCCTCGTTAATCAAGGATAAAAACAAGTTATAAAGCACTGAATATCAAAGTGAAGATATAAATAAGCAAGTTTTAAAGTAAAATAAGCAATGAAAAAAGAAACCGTAAGCCGATTTAATGAGGAGACATTCACTACCTCAGACCTTACCGCCTTAAAAGGCAAATACCTAACTGAAAATCTTTATCGCCGTTGGGAAGAAAAATTTATTGATGAGGATACAGGCGAGTTAGTCCCTATTGAGCGCAGGGAGATTATCCTTTATCAAGGTGAGGAACTAACTGATGACAACCTGCAAACTATCAAATTCTTTATGGATAGCGGCGAACTAAAAGAAGTATCAGTTAGCAACCTACAACGCTCGGCACGATTGGTAGGAGGTAGTGCTACCATTTGGACGGCAGTGGTAGATGACAATGACAAAAAGCGCACGTTTTATCTATATGCCAATAGTGCTACCGTAGCACAGCAAATCATTACCGACTATGTGGAGCAGCATTATAAGGGAACGTTTGAAATAAAATCACTCAAAGAGCAGCAGTATTTTACCCTTGTATCATTGGCAAAGAAAAACAGCGATGAGGAGCAAAATAAGTTCTATCAGATAGAGGTAGAAATAATGGTAAATAAAGAATCTTACCCAATGCGCTTTTTGGTGAAAGCACCTAATGCAGAAGAAGCAAAAGCACTAAGCGAGGCGTTTTATGAAACTTATATGCGTGTGGCTGATAAGGATAAAGAATTACCTCCTTATACAATGACCTTGTTATCGGCAAAAACGCTGAATGTAGAGGCAGTTATAGACCACCAGTTTTGCAAGGAATATATAGATAAAAGCAAAGAAACGTTGTAATGTAGCCATTGTGCACCCCGATAGGCAAGCACTCACGTTCGAGCCGTGAGCGGGGGCAAAGTTTTCGTAACCAAATGTCTAAAACCTGTCCAAAAAGAGGACTATTTAAGACGATAAAACAGTATCGCAAACAACACAACTACCTAATAACCAACCACTACCAAATGGCTAAAAAGCCGTCTAATTTGTGTAACCCGATTTGAAGGAGATTGAGTGCGCATAAATCTTTATCAAATCTCTAATTTCAAATCAAAATGAATGAGTATCAAGAGTTTTTAAAATCAAAGGAGCGAAAGACAATAGAAGCGGGCTTTGAACTTCCTGATGAAGAATTAAACCCTAACCTATTCGACTTTCAGCGTTACATCGTGAGCAAGGCACTAAGAATGGGGCGGTATGCCATCTTTGCCGACTGCGGACTTGGAAAGACCCTAATGCAATTGGAATGGGCACACCAAGTAAGCAAGCACACACAGAAGCCTGTAATAATACTTTGCCCGCTGGCAGTAGCAGGACAAACCATACAAGAGGGGCAAAAGTTCGGTATCAAGGTCCAAAAGTATGACAATAACGAACCATTACAAGGCGTGTATATCAGCAATTACGAGCAGTTGGATAATATCAATACCGCTCATTTCGTAGGGGTAGTGCTTGATGAAAGTTCAATACTGAAGAACTTCACTGGTAAGTACAAAAACGCTCTTATCAAAGAGTTTAAAAACACCCCTTACAAGTTGTGTTGTACAGCTACCCCAAGTCCTAATGACTTGAACGAAATAGGCAACCACTCAGAATTCCTTAACGTATTAGATGCTCAGGATATGCGTGCTAAGTGGTTCGTGCGTGATGAGGGTATGAATAACTACCGATTAAAAGGGCACGCTAAAAACGACTTTTACGGCTGGATTAGTTCGTGGGCTACTATGCTTACCAAACCTTCGGATATAGGCTTTAAGGCTGAAGGCTATGAGCTGCCTAAACTCAATTATATTGAAAAGGAAATACAGACAAAAAAGCGTGATAATGGTATGCTTTTCAACCCTTACTCGGTGAGTGCTACCGAATTCCAAAAGGAATTGCGTAACACGCTTGACCAGCGATTGGAAGCTGTAGCCGAGATAGTAAATAATTCAGAGGAAGCGTTTATCATTTGGGTAAATCAGAATGAGGAGGAAAAGAAAGCCCTTGCGCTTATCCCCGATGCAGTAGCAGTGAATGGTAGCGAAAAAACAGAAGTCAAAGAAAAGAAATTACTCGGCTTTGCTAATGGTGAATTTAGGGTGCTGGTAACCAAAAAGAAAATAGCCCAATTCGGTATGAACTTTCAGAATTGCCACAACCAAATATTCGCAAGCCTCGACTTTTCATTTGAGGGGACATATCAAGCCGTCAGACGCTCCTACCGCTTTGGACAAACAAAAGAAGTAAATATCTATTTCATAACTACAGACACAATGGAAAACGTAAAACAAACTCGTGAGCGCAAAGAACAACAATTTAAGGAAATGCAGTCCCAAATGAATAAATTCATCAATGGCAATGCCTTCGGGCTACTCAATTCTTACGAGTTTAAAGAAGTAAAAACGCCTAACTATTGGCTAATGAAAGGCGACAGCTGCATAGAGATTAAGCGCATTCCTGATAACTCAGTAGATTTAATCATTTTCAGTCCCCCGTTTAGTTCCTTATTTACCTACTCAAACTATATTCACGATATGGGTAACAACGAAAGCCACGAGGACTTTTTTAAGCAATACACATTCCTTTTGCACGATTTGTACCGTATCCTTAAACCAGGTCGATTAATGGTTTGCCATACCAAAGATTTGGCTGTATATAAGAACTCAAGCGGCTACACAGGGCTGTATGACTTCACAGGCGACCACCATAGAGCAGTGGAAGCGGTAGGCTTTAAATACCACTCAAAGGTGAATATCTGGACCGACCCCGTTTTGGAAATGCAGCGCACCAAAACACAACGCCTGCTATATAAACAGCTTCGCAAGGATAGTAGTTATACAGGCGTGGGGCTGCCCGAATATTGTACCATATTCCGCAAATGGGAGGGTAATGAAGAAGATTGGACACCGATAAACAACAAGAATAAAAACAACTTCCCCTTAGAGGTTTGGCAACATTGGGCGTCCCCTACTTGGAATGTAGAGAAGGGCGATATAGAACACCTTCACAAAATAATGGAAGATTACAAAGTAAATACGTGGTTTGATATTAAGCGTACCGATGTACTCAATGGCAAAAAAAGAGGCTACCGATTTAGGCGATGAGAAGCATATTGCCCCGCTACAATTGTCAGTCATTAAGCGTTGTGTGCAGATGTGGAGCAACAAGGGTGAAACTGTATTTACCCCCTTCTTAGGGATAGGCAGCGAAATATACGAAGCCGTTAGTTTAGAACGCTATGGTATAGGAATAGAGCTTAAAGACAAGTACTTTGAAACCGCTGTTAAGAATGTGAATACAATAACCGAAAAACAACGACAATTAACGTTATTCTAAATACATCATTCATTTGTCTCCCCTTGTCTTTGGCGAGCGTTATTATTTGGCGAGCCATTGTACAAATAGCAAGTTAAGGGCAAGGGGAGTTTTTTTTAACAAGTACATAACACCTAAAACACAAAAGTAATGGGAAGAAACGTAAAACAAGGCTTCAATTACTTTTCTTTAGATGTGGACATATTTTCTGACATCAAGATTCGGAAACTAATCAAAAATCATTCGGGGCGAGCATTGAGCGTCTATATATGCGTTTTGGCTTTTATCTACCGCAATGGATATTACGTGCTTAACGATGAAGATTTTGGCTTTATAGTCTCAGAGCAAACTGGGGATAAAGTTGAGTTTATAGAAGCGGTCTTAGACTACTGTGTGAAAGTAGGATTATTTTCTGCTGAGATGTTTGAACAGGGCGTTTACACCTCAAAAGGAGTACAAGAAAGGTACTTAGCAATGTGTAAAGCGTCCAGAAGAAATATTGTTTTTTCCGAATATACCCTCATTTCTTCCGAAGAAATGGGTATAAACTCCGAAGAAATAGCTATAAATTCGGAAAAAACGCCTATAAAGAAAAGTAAAGTAAATGATATTTCTTTTTTAGAAAAAAAGAAACAAAAAAGCACGTGTGTAGATTTTGGTGAGGGCGAAAAAAACAATCAGCCCTTAAACGCCCAAAAAGAAACCTCCCCCCCAGTTGCGCCTGCCCCCCCTCCTTTCAATTTCAGAAAGGCAATGCTATCAGAAGGCTTTGCTCCTGAACTTGTAGATGAGTGGCTCAAAATACGCAAAGCCAAAAAAGCCGTCAATACCGAGCGCGCTTTTAAAGCATTCGTAAATCAGGTGCAACAAACAAATCAGGATATGAACAGCATGCTTGAAATAGTAGTGCAAAAACAATGGAAAGGCTTTGAAGCCGAGTGGCTACATAGCGCACAAGCACCCCTGCACGCCCCTAAAACAATAGACGAAAATGGAAACACAATCACAGAATGGCAACAACAGCCTGCCGCTGGTGAGCCACAACAATATGTCGTTGGCAGACAAACAATCGATAACCTTAAACACAATTCAACAGGTTGGGGAGCTCACACCATTGGCAGTAGCTAAACAACGATACCAATACCCCCGACTTAAAGATTTACCCCCCAAGCAAGTAAGCAGCCTCTTTGGCGTAGTATTCACCCGCATAGTATCGTTGGTAGGAATTAAAGGCGATATAGACCCCTTGCAGAAGGAAGAAATATGGAACGTTGTTTTTAGCCGTTTTTCGTGGCTTTCTTTTCAGGACATATACAAAGCCTTTCAAATGGATAGAAGCAGGGTATTTGGGGCTAAAACCGACCATTATCAGTTCTTTGATGTATCCTACGTGAGTGAAGTATTAGACAGATACCAACAATGGCTGCAAAGCACCCAGCAGGAACATCATATCAAATCGCAGCAACACGAAGTAAAACAAATCACAATGAGCAAGGAAGACGAAGAAAAAATCATCAAAGAGTGGTTAAGCAATCACTTCAAAGAATATCAACAGACACAGCAAATGCCCATCATATCAGTACCCGTGTATGATGCGCTACACAAGCAAGGCGTTCTAAAACCCTATTTTAGTGCCATAACCGAAGAAGATAAAGAAGCAATGAGGATTGAAACCAAAAAACGCCTACAAATAGAACAAACACAAGCAAAAGACAGGCAAGGACATACAGCTGTAAAAACCATTTTAGAGCAGTTCGTCAAGGGTGAAACCGACCCCACAGGCAAACTATTGCGTTTGAAGAAAGAAATCACCCTGCAATTCTTCTACGATTGGCTTATAGCACAAGGCAAGGAACTTTCCGAAATGCTATCGCCACAACACACAACGAACACTAATTGCCCCCACATACCCAGCTCCAAGCATTCGCTGGCTTTGGCTCGCACCGAAGACTAACCGAAGATAAAAACGATTAAAATTTACAACCCTATGAAGAAACAATCATTAAAAGAACAAGAAGTAGTCGAGTTATACGAGTACGCAGCACGAAACCTCATCAAGGAGTTTTGCCGCAAGCAAGACCTACAATTTGAATTTGACAATTATGATGTAGGTATGGGCATTATATGCTTATCGGATTACTTCTTCAATATTGAAGATATATACTACGATATGAAGCACAATCTGCCCAAAGACAAAATACTGCAATGGTATGACTACCGACTAATGCACGACTCGAATATCAATTACAGCTCCTACTGTAAGGGGCTTAGAGAAGAATTAAAAAAGAAAGACAAATGAGCACTTTACATTTAACACTAAAAAAGCAATGGTTTGATATGATACTATCGGGCGTAAAGACAGAAGAGTACCGCGACATCAAGCCATATTACAACCTTCGCCTTATCGGAAAAGAGTACGATACTGTCGTCTTTCGCAATGGCTATGCTCGTGATGCCCCAAGTCTCACCATAGAATTAAAATCTATACGCTTTGGCACAGGCAAACCTGAATGGGGTGCAGAAGACAATAAAAAGTACTTCGTGCTATACTTAGGGAATATTATTGACACTAAAAATATTGACAAATGAAAAAAGAAATTAAAGAGGGAGCGTTTATATACTGCTCTAAGGATAATGCGCCATATAACCTTATGGGGGTTATTACTGAAGATGGTTTGAACTTATTTCTAAAATTAATAAGAGATTGCTTCTTATTTGAAGGAGTAGAGGCTAACATTAGAGAAGTTTATGATGTAACCACATCACTTATTTGGAATAAAAAAACAGAGTTTAAGAACTTGAAGTTTAAATTAGAATTCAAGTCAACAGAAAACAATTCAGAAAAGGTATGGATAAGAAAAACCTACTTGTAACCGTATCAGGAGGGCGCAGTTCGGCACGTATGGCACGGCATATTCAAAACCACACAAAGTATGCAGACTATAACAAAGTTTTTGTTTTCTGCAATACAGGTATGGAACGCCCCGAAACTATCGCCTTTCTCAAAGATATTGTTAAACATTGGCAAATCCCCCTCACCCTTATCGAGGGCGTGTATTCCACCGAGAAAGGCGTAGGAGTAGGCTATAAGGTAGTAGATTTTGAAACAATAGATATGCATGCTCAAACATTTGCTAATATGATAGCCCACAAGAACAAAGGAGTATTTAGCGGACTACCCAATATGAAAGCCCCTTACTGCTCCGAGAATCTCAAAAGCCTCCCCAGTAAGAAGTTTGCTGATGAGATTTTTGGAAAGGGTAATTATCAAATAGCCATAGGATACCGCAAAGAGGATATGCCTAAGCGCATCAGCTGGGCAGAGATAAAAGCCGATACTAAGCGCATATTTCCTCTGCTGACAGATTTTGAAGCACCTATAGGACAACAAAAACTCAATGAATTTTGGAGTACTCAGCTTTTCAAACTTGGCATACATAATAAACTCGGTAATTGTGAATTGTGTTGGAAGAAAAGCACTGCTAACCTAATTGAGAATATCAAACACGGTACCCGCTTTATTGACTGGAGCAAGAAACAAGAAAGCACCTATCAAAGCACAATGTTCCGCAACCACTTAAGTATTGACGATTTAGTACGTATGGCAGCCCTGCCTAATCAATTAGCCCTGCCTTTTGACCAAGAAGACGGTTGCGTATGTACCTTTTAACAAATAATTAAACAACAAATGAGAACAATCCAAGAACTCGTCCCACTCATTCATCAGTGGGCAAAAGAAAGAGAAATCTATGAGCAACTAACGCCTTTTGATGAACTCCTCAAAACCCACGAGGAAGTCGGCGAACTTATCAAAGCGTGTTATGACGATGACAAACCCGCCATTCAGGACGCCATAGGCGATGTAATGATAACAATGATTAACTATTGTTACTTTATAGAATTGGATGCTATAAAGTATATTAAGCAAGCGGTTGATCTATCCGTAACAGGTTATTATACCATCTCATACGTGATGAACGCTTATAACGCTTTAGGTAGATTGATAAGCCTTTATGTGTGGAATGAAGGCAAAGAAATATCTAAACCAAGCGGACTTAGAGTATTCAGTATCCTACACTATCTCAACGGTATTGCTCATTTGGAAGGCACCACCCTTGAGGAGTGCCTAAACATCGCCTACAACGAAATCAAAAACAGAAAAGGAAAAATTATTAACGGAAAATTTGTAAAAGATGAAAAATACAAATAAAACTTATATGTATAGCACGTATATACCTCGCCCTACATTTATTAGAAGAAACAATAATAACAAGTTGCACACAGAAAAAGGCAATTCACAAGGAATATACAATCCTAATGATACTTTAGAAGACTATATAACAGTAGGGTTAGTGATGTTCGGTGTTCCTTTACTCATAATTATATTAGGTGGTATATATAAATTTTTAACTCAAGATGAAAAATAAAAAAGTAACAATCGACGAATTAGGAATAACAGTAAGATACCAAGTTAGATTTAGTGGTGAGGTTACTGAAAAAGTAGCAAAACAATTACAGGCGATGTACGATAAAGATATGGAGTACAGTCAGGACGATGACCCTGTGGACGGTCACCCATACGAAGAAGCTATAGAACTCATTGCTGATGTGGGTTATAGTGGAGATCCTTCTCGTTATATCTTTATGATTGACAGCTTAGAATTTTCAGAAGAAGAAACTGATGATGAAGAATAACCTTAAAAAATGACAAACAAGATGAATAAACAAGAATTATTAAGTTATCTGAAAAAGGCGCAAACACACCTCTCAGAGATTGAGATACTCACAGAGTATCATAATAAAATAATGAAAAAACTCTATTTACAAATTCCTCCTGAACTTAGTGAGGATAAAGAAATAAATAGTTTACTCAAAGAATTAGACAATCGCAACGAAGAGGTTGCCATAAGTTGGTCAATGTACCTGTTTAAAGGATAAAAATATGAATAATAAAGAAAATTACCCCACTTGGCTTGTCCCCTTGGATATAGCCCAAGAACTAAAAGCAATAGGATTTGATGTTCCTTGCCATTTCCACTTTCTATACTATCACGGCTGGGAAATGTTAAAGAAAAGAGGCGATGAATACGGATTTATCACCTCTAATAGTTGTAGAGCATATTTGGTAGAAAACCACAACGCAATAGGAAAACTTTCTGTACCCACTTGGGAGCAAGTATTTCAGTGGTTTAGAGAAAAAGGATTTTATTCCTACATAGTGAAGAAATCTTCACCTGAAAGATATGTTTTCTACATAATTTGCGGAATGATAACCTGTTCTAATGAAAATTTAAAGGCGGATTTATTACCAATTAGTTATGAAGAATCTCGTGAAGAATTGATTTATAAGTTAATAGAAATGTATAAAGAAACAAAAATGTCAAAAAAATGAGTAATTTACACTACGAATTTACAGATGAAGAAATCTGTTATTTGGGGCATACTTTACGTAGAATACGAGCCACAAGAGACATTCCTAACCAATTTGTAGAAAAAGGAGATTTAGGCGGCTATATAGAGAAAGAGGATAATCTACAAGGAAGTGCGTGGGTAGGAAATAAGGCAATGGTGTTTGGAAACGCTGTTGTGAGTGACTTTGCTAAAGTGTACGATAAAGCGCGTGTTTACGATAATGCTAAAGTATTCGGAACCGCTCGCGTATTTGAAGAAGCTGAAGTGTTTGATAAAGCTAAAGTATTTAAAAAAGCTAAAGTATTCGGTAACTCTAAAATATTCGGTAATGCTAAAGTTTTAAACTATGCTGAAGTTTTCGGATATGCTCAGGTGTTTGATAGTTCTAAGGTATCTGATAGTGCTGAAATATATGGTGAAGCTAAAATATGCGGTAGAGCTGAAGTGTATGGAGAATCTAAAGTGTTTGGTAAAGCAGAAGTAAGAGGTTATACCGAAGTGTTTGGTAGTGCTAAAGTCTACGATAGTACAGCAATTAGAGGAAAAGCAAAGATTTACGAAAATGCCACTATTTCAGAGAACGCTAAAATTTATGGTGAAACTGAGGTGTTTGGAAGTGCAAAGGTTAATGGAAATGTGGAGGTTTTTGGAGAAGCTAAAATTTATGGAAGTGCTAGGCTTTTTGACAACGCTAAAGCCTATGGTTATGTGAAAATTGGAGCAGAATCCGTTGTTTTTGAAGACGCGGAGATTTTGGGAGTTACTGAATTAAAGAGCAAAGTTTATATTGGAAGAAAGGCTGTAATAGCAAGTAAATATGATTTTTGTATCTTTGAAAATTTTGGAAGCAGCAATAGAAGTACTGTGTTTTACAGAACTATTGACAAAGATATTCGTGTAGGTTGTGGATGTTTTAATGGGAGTTTGGAGGAGTTTGTAGAAAGGGTAAAAGAAACACACGGAGATGATAAGTTTGCTAAAGAATATTTAGCGATTGTGGAAGTAGTAAAGATTAAGTTTAACTTGTAAAAAAATTAGAAAAATGAAAGTAATAACATTAAATTCACAAAAGCAAACATCAAGACGGGTTTTGTCCCCGTCTTTTTTATGGTAATATTTACAGTAAAATTTACTGCAATGTAACGTTGCAAAATGATGATAAACAAATAATTATATCAAAAAAATGTAGGAATACTTCAAAGTTTTTTGTACCTTTGCACCCGAAAACGTAATGTAATAAATCAAAGTGAATTAAAACTTATTAGATAATGAATACCCTAATGCTTACATCACAAGAAATTACACCCAAAAAGACTATTACAAGCCTTGAACTTGTAGAGCAAATCAACCTATTCAGAAAAGAAGAAGGCAAGGAAACATCTTTAAGACACGACACTCTTTTGAACATCATAAGAGACGAGTTTGAGGAAGAAATAGGTCTCCAAAAAATATTGGAGACCCACTACATACACCCTCAAAACAAACAAAAATACCCTATGTTTGAACTCACTATTACACAAGGAAAGCAAGTGCTACTTCGTGAAAGCAAGTTCGTACGTAGGCACGTAGTAGCGTGGTTGGAACGCTTTGAGGAAGCAAACAAACCAATGACAGCAGGCGAAATATTAATGGCGCAAGCACAAGGAATGATAGCCTTAGAAAAAGCACAACAAGCACAAGCCAAACAAATAGCCTTGCAAAATGAGCGTCTCACCAAGATAGAAGCAAAAATCACTACCAAAAACGAGGACTATTTTACCATATCAGGATACAGCAATATCATAGGCAAAAGAGTACCCTTGCAGTTAGCCATATCATTAGGAAGAAAAGCCGCAAAAATATGTGTACAACGCTCTATCCCTATGGGCAATGAATACGATGCCAAATACGGCTTCGTTAAGAGTTATCCTACTGAAATATTAAGAGAAGTATTTGAAACAAAATAGACTACTATGAAACACCAAGAAAGCACCCTACAAACCACTTGCGTACGCTGGTTTAGATACCAATATCCGCAGCTCGTTATATACGCCGTCCCTAACGGGGGCAGTCGCAACGTGCGTGAAGCACAACGCCTCAAAGCAGAAGGCGTACTGGCAGGAGTAGCCGACTTGGTAGTACTCCTTCCACAAGGCAAAAGCCTCTATATCGAAATGAAAGTAAAAGGCAATCGCCAAACGCAAAACCAAAAAGACTTTCAGAATAAAGTCATCGCACTGGGGCATACCTACGCCGTATGCTACACCTTCGAGGAGTTTCAGAAAGTAATAGAAAAATCCACTGCCAAGCCCGCAAGAAACATCATCTTAGAACACATAAGGCAATCCGTAGAAATCTCCACAGGCGAGCCACTAAAATCAAGCCCCCAATACCTCAAAGTCTTTTGTGGAATAGCTAAAAAACACTACAATGCCACCAATAAAGAAATAGCCAAATACCTACAAAAGTCATTATCCAGCATCTCCTATTACGTAAAACAAAACAGCCAGCTTACCGATAGCAAAGGCTACAAACTCTTGTTTAAAGATATAGAAAACTCCTTCTTAGAACGTTGCAAATAAGTCTCTTTCTTTTTCATTCTTATTGTTTATTTAGTGTTAGCTGCCGTCCTATAAACTATGTAGGACGGCAGTTTTTTTTGTGCAGAAAATTTTCCTCACATTATTCTTTGCCCTATTTGTTTATAGGGTGCAGTTTTTTATAGTGCAGAAAATTTTCCTCACAATTATTCCTCACCTTCTTTTACCTGCTCCTGCTCAAAACGTTCTTTCAGCTGCATACTATCAGCCTCCTTGCGTACGAGGTACTCAATAAGGTTCGCTTGCGACATTTCTTTTTTGTCAGCTAATTCTTTGAGGAGAGTAATGAAACTATCCGATACTCTAATGTTTAAAGCTTTGTCTTTTCTTCGTGCCATAATGTTAAGTATTACATTCCGCAGCAAAGGTACAATGTATTTTTATATGTATATACATTAATCTACACATTTAACAAAAGTTTAACACTAAAAACTTGCAAGTATAGTAAAATGTATATACCTTTGCACCGTCAAAATGATAGAACAAGTAATAACATTAAATACATTAATAGTATGAAAGCATTAGAATTAAAAGACCTCAAAGCAGGTAAATTTTACAAAGAAAGTTCTGAAACCACAACAGTTTATGTAGAAATACTTTCAGAAGGTAGAAAAGGCTATTGTAACTATATAGTTATAACCTATGAAGAAGGCGAGGTATTAACCTTTTCAGTTAAAAAAAGCCACCCTATATTCGCAATTGAACGATATAATGAACGTTATACCCCCTGTACTCAAAAAGAGTTCAAAGCAGCACTAAAAACGATAAAAGACAGTCTAACATTCTAAAAAAAACAAAAACAATGGCAACAAAATTACAACAATGGTCAAACAGCCTCAAACGCAAAGCACGCAAAGAACTAACAGATATTTATAACTGCTACGAGCCTAAAAAAGTAAAATACGTTAAGAACGTTATTTTCTACCCTGATGGTAGAGCATCAAAAATAGGTTTTGCACACGATTATTCTTTTTGGGCGTGGTAAAACAATCAGACCTAAGCAAGTCTTTAAACTGCTTTTAAACTCAATTTAATAACCTTTTAAATCAATATAAAAATGAAAGCATTAGACAAACAACAAGAGATACAAGTATATTACGAATGGTGCTATAATAATTATGAAGTACGTACCCAGTTAGAACTCAAAGGGCGTGGTATAAAAAAATCAGAATATACTGAAGGCATCTACTTTGTAACCCCAAAAGCACTTGAAAAACTTGAAGAAAAATACACTTGTGCTCGTTTAAACAACTAATCACAACGCCCTGAGCAAGGCGCAAAAAGGCTCAATATATCAGTAATAACCTTTAAAATACATAACACTATGACAACCATTAAAGCACTATCAGAAATCAACTTTGATATAACTCTAAAAGTAGCCAAAGTAAGAGGCGGGTACGCTATTATCAGTGGCTACAACAAGCTGAGCAAAACCTTCAAAACAGAAGCCCTTGCACAAGCTGAACTTGAAGAAAACCGCTCTCATTATGAATACTGGTCAAAAAGTGCTGGTTCTTCATATGTGAATGCTTATGGTACTGGGCTTGTTAGAAAAATCTATATTTAACCTTTAAACACACTATCAAAATGAAAAATACCGACAAAAAGAACGTTTTTACCCTCGCTTGGCAGTTTGCACGCCAAACAGGGTTATCATTTAGCGAATGCCTCAAAAAAGCGTGGGCAAATATCAAACTCAAAAGCAAAATGAGCACCCAGATAGTGCGCTTTTACTTTCAAAAAGTAGACGGCACAACCCGTGAAGCGTGGGGTACATTACGCCCCGATTTGCTACCCCCCACCCAGCATAACCGCAAAACCAATAATACCGTACAAGTATACTTCGATACTGAATGCCACGAATATCGCTGTTTTAAGAAGTTCAACCTTGTGAGTATCGCATAAAATCACTATATTTGCACCACGCAAAAAATGTCAAAAAATTGTCAAACTATCAGTGAGCAATATAGCAACAATCGCCGTACCTTTGCCCTACCAGCGGGGTAGAGCAGTAGGCTAGCTTGCGTGTTTAACTTGCACGAGGTCGCTGGTTCGA